CCAGCGGACGCACCAGCAGCAGCAAGGAGCTGACAATTAGCGAAGCCCGGCAACTTATGGAACGTTTAAACCCGATGGATGACAAGGCTCTGGAAATGCAACGTCAGGAAGCAAACAAGACATTTCGTGATATCTACCGTCTTTCGTTCCTGATACCGCAGCTGAACCAAGGGTATACCAGTGACAACGAAGAGGAATACCGTATGAATGTAGCCAAACTGAATGTCTGGGCCCGAAAGTACAGCAAGGCACACAAGAACGTGACCGCCATGAAGCTTTGGGAACTTCAGGATACCAAGAATCAACTGGAGGCGTGGATGCGCCGCGAAGAGAGAAAACTAAAAAAAGAATGATGCAATGAGAACGAAAGAAGAAATAAACCAAGTTTTGGAGGTATTATATACCCGTGGAGACAACCTCAGTATGCTTCAAGCAGAGGTTTTGGAACAGAGATATTCAGAACGGATGATTTTTGAACGAATGGTTATGGATGTGCCGCAAGAGAGTAGGGATGAAGCAGCCTTCTTTGCAGCTCGTGATGCCGTTCTGTTTTTGGAAGGCAAGTTGGGGTTGGAGGAATTTGTGTCTGAAGCTATGAAGCAAGGCAATATGGAGGAAGAACGGTCGGCTCAGGAAGTAAGTGTGTCGGTCGATTATTTGCTTGCTTTAACAGCAAGAGTTGAACGGTTGGAGAAGCTGGTACATTCCCTGCAAGGACGCAAAAACAAGAGTACATACAAGCATCAAGCCGATGCAAACAAGCAGGACTATCTGACGCAAACGCAAGCCTACAAGTACATAGGATGCAGCCAGCTGACATTAATTCGTTGGACGAAGGATGGTAATGTGAAAGGTTACCGAAAAGGGGCTCATGTTTACTATAGTAAGAGCGAACTGGATGCAAATCCTACAGTTCAGAACTTCCGCAACCTGAAATAAGAGGAAGCCTGACCTATGAAAGACTACAGCCTACGCTATGTACTTCGAAGTTACGCCACCGACCGCGCCGACCGCCTTGGCCTCGAAGAACCTCAAAGCAAACTAAAGTATTAACCCTATAAAAACAGAATCAAGATTATGGCAAGAACCAAGAAAACAGTAATCAGTGGCATCAGCCGCGAGCAGGCCGAGCAGGCATTCGCCGACTTTGCGGCAGCCGACGCCAAGGCACAGAACCTCACCTCCCGTATGGACATCGAGATGACCCGCATCCGCGAGAAGTACGCCGACCAGCTGGCCGAGCTGGACAGCAAAAAGGCCCAAGCCTTCGACCTGATGCAGGCCTATGCCCTGGAGAACAAGGACGAACTCTTCGCCAGGAAGAAGAGCGTGGAGAGCGCCCACGGTGTGTTCGGCTTCCGCACCGGCACGCCCAAGCTGAAGAACCTGAAGGGCTTCACCTGGGCAGCGGTAACCCACATGGCCAAAGAGCTTCTTCCGGCATACATCCGCACCAGCGAAGAACTGGCCAAAGACAAGCTGCTGGCCGACCGCGAACTGCCCGAAGTGGCAGCCTTCTTCCCCCGTATAGGCGTGCAGGTGGTGCAGGACGAAACCTTCTACGTCGAACCCAAGAAGGAGAACGATGCGCCGCCCTCAGCCTGATGAATACTACGAGTACCGTCCGCGTGGCAGAAACTGGGCGGTGTACTGCATCAAGCGCGACGCCACCGGTTCCGTAGGCACCAAGACCGGCGAATACCTCACCCGGGAAGAAGCCCGCCGGAAGGTGTACGAACTGAACGGCTGGCAACCCAAGAATTTAAAAACTTAATAACTCAAGAACTCAAATCCATATGGCAAAAGTATTCTATAAATCGGTGATTCCGAACGACAAGCCCCTATGGCTGCTCAACGTACAGTTGGCCGTGAGTCAGGCATTGGAATTCACTGAACTGAAAGGAGACGAACGCGATTTCCACAATCTGAAATCGTTCATCGACGCGGAGATACGGGCGCAACGTTCCCGCGGCCACCTCATCCGCAGCGACGTGACGACTGACCTGCTGACGGACAGCGACCGCACAGTGATACGCATCTTCCGCAACCGTGACCTTGTACAAACCTATTTCATCGAATAGCCTATGAGCCAGAAGCAGAACGGGGTGCTGATAACGGCACCCCTCTTCGGAACGGGGCGGGAGAAGCCGGAAGAGTTTACGGGCTACAGCTGCGGATATTGTCAAGGCCGTGGCTGGCATTGGGACCCGGACGCCATCGCCGAACCTCAGAAGAAGCCTTGTCCTTCGTGTGGCGGCACCGGGCAGGTGAAAGCAATCGTGACGGTGGAATGGCTGCCTGACGGCGATGTGAAACTTTGCTTTAAAGAATGACACTATGCAGCGCATTCCGATGAAATACATCGTTCAGATAGACAATTTCCATGTAGCGGATTTCATCTTCTACTGGAACTACTACGAACAACCGTGCTCCCTGCTTCTGCAGAAGCCCAAGACAGAAGGCTTGACCGCCATCAAGCTGGTGGTGGACAGCGACGAAGCGGCAAGTTTCCTGCTGAGGGTGAAGGAGAAGACCGGGTGCAGGCTGTATCAGATAGATTAATAAAAATCAGAAGTGAACTACATAAATACGACTATAACACCCAAAATTGCAGCTAAGAAGATAAGAAAAACTCCTATACTGCGTCGAATTTTCATCTTTCGATTATGTGAATAGTAATGTTCATGATCTCTCATCATAACAATATCATCACCTGGAGGAGGAGTAAGATTAGATAGCAATCTTTTCCATGGTTCTGCTGGATTAGTTTTGACATCTTTAGAATATGTCATTATCAATGTGCCGATGAGCCCCAATATAGGTATTAAAATACAAATTACAATTTTAATATTAGATATATCCATTGAGCACAAATTTTAGAATGCAAATATAGAAAAAAATAATAAGTTATACCTTGGGCGGCTTTGTAAAATCCTCTAAATATATGGAACTATTTATTTAAATAATTGTAGACGAGAAGTTAGAACTGGACGAACGTGCCAGAAAACTGGGTGACTTTGTAAAGTCTGAGAAGTTTCATTCATTAGATTCTAAGGAAGAAATATATCATAGATTAGTGGTTGCTGCTTAAATTAAAGGCTTTTAAACTGTTCTTGCATAAGTTTAAAAGCCTTTTTAGTTCATGTCCTTCTGAATTGACATTTGTATTATACATTGTATGTATTTTGAATAATATTCTTGAATATTGAAACTATTCTCCATAAAAAAGTAATTATTAGCGGCTATCTTTAGTGGTTTCCTCTTCAATAACGGCATCTTCTATATCAGTGTGTAGCTTATGTAATTTACGAAAATTATAAATCTCGTAAATGAGGGAGATAGCCACTAATACTACAGCTATGAGCAATATGTCAATAACTCCCCAATCCCCAAAAGTATAGCGCAAATGCTCCGTATTCCATATAAGCGCCACAACTAAAACAAACGTAGCCACTCCAAAATCAAGGAGTAGCATATTTCGTGCATGAGTAATAGAGGCACGAAGAGTCATGCGCATTTCCTTATTGAGTATCTTGGAAAGATTAAATGACACCAATAAACTCATTAAGATAGAAAAAACAATACCTAGCACTGTAAACAACGTTTGCAGCACTGCTGCATTACCGCTTACACCTGCAATGGCCAACGCTATTGCAACAGCCACTGCAATAATTATGCGGAGTATCAACTTAGTCATCTTGTAATGCTCTTACCTCACTTAAAAATAATTCCATTTCTTGTTTTAACTGCTCTTCTACAATGCGGTTTGCCTCAACACATTCAACAGAAACAGGCTTTTTTACTTTAACAGCCGCACCAGTAAATTTGTTCCCATCTTTTGTCCGTACCACCAATCCGCTATCATCTGTGATATTAGTAGCAATGGCTCCCATCACACGCTGAAAAGCCTCTTGTGCCATTTCTCTCGGTTTACTCTTGAGTTTAAGAAATAACCGCGCCTCAATTAATTGATTAGACCGAATCTCTGCAAGACTGGAGGCATCGCCAATAAGTTGTCCCAGCAAATCATCGGTTAAACCACCTAACCTTGCAGAAAATGTAGTCGGTTCATTTTCAGTGGGAGCCGCTGCCACAACATTTCCGCCACCAACAAATTGAATGTCTTTAATTTGAGAGAGCTGTACACCATCAGGCAATTTGGTTAACTCCGTGAATTGGAATAACCGCCCTCCTCTGACACCCCTAAGCAACCAATTTATTTATGTATGTAATCGGGTGATATTGATATTACCAGCTAAACTAGTCACAAGGTAACTATTATTAAGAGCAAAATAAAAATGGTCTTTGTACTGACTTTGGGTGGGATGACCAGCATTAACTTGTGCCATTGTAATTGTTGGCTGGCTAAACAATTCTTCGCTTATTACACCGCCATTATCAGCTGGAATAATACGCAACATCAGACCAAACATATAGGAATTATTGGTTGCCCATGTAAAGTTAGCCAACAAATCTGTGTCGGGTTCTTCGGTATTAAGAGGCATAAGCCGTTGAGCAGCGATCGATTCTGGTGTCAATACTTCCTGCAACAATCCCAATATGCCCGAATTTCCCTCGGTTAGACTAGGATTCTCTATCTTAAATGCACGGAGAGTGAGCTTTTTCGGTGGTATTCTTGGCATACTAAGTACTATTTGTTTGCTGCAAATATAATCTAAAAAGTTAAGATAGCCAATTTTAAGAGCTTTTGCAAATATGTTAAATGGCATATTTAGTCTTTTATTGATTTAAATAAAGTCATATGATATATCAAAATAGTATATAAAATTTAAATCAAAACAAAGTAAAATAGAACAGAAAAGAATATCTCGGTTATATTAACTTGCTGATTTGTGAATTTTTATTATATTTGAAAATTATTTATAAACATAATAAACTATGGTCAAGGATAAAGATTTCAAATTATTGAACCACAGAAGTAAGGGATATGATGTTTTCTTGAAAGGAGGAGACTTAGAGGGTGGATACCGTCCAGATTATGTGCTCAAAAGAGACAACGAATACATAATATTGGAATCGGAAAACGCAACGAGTAGAAAAACATTTGTTGGAGGTATGCTAAAAGCAGCTCATTTCCTAACGGGAAGCAACCGCGGAATATTGATTTATGTAATCACTCCTAAGGAAAACACTAAGGTATTATCAATAGTTGAGCAAATAAAGACATACTTTGATTACATTAGAGGAATAACTAATTTATGGAAAATATATGTGATTGAAGATGAAAAATACACAATGAATGGAGATGTTATACCAATAGATTCAGAAGAATTTAATAAGTTGTCTGTATGTATTGAATAAGTAGAATCCACGTTAAATAAAAACGAATACAGCCGCTGACGGGAGAACCGCAGCGGCTGCGTTCGTTTCATCCTCCAGGCTCGTCCAGGCACTCTGTTATCGCACTTTTGTTGCAGTGGCGTCAGTACCCGCACTGTACATCTCGCGGATTTCTCGTGTTTTTCGGCAGCATTAGTTGCATTAATGGGTGTTTATAATTATTTTTGCATAGGGTTTTCAGGGTAATCATA